AAATAAAAATTGTATGTTTCAAAATGTGTCTGGCACTTATTATGTAGCCATCGAGAACAGTTTGAACGATCCGCAATAGAAGCCAATAGCGTTTCATGACTAGAATTCCAGGTGGATGCTATCTCAGTGGACGTCTCACTGTTGTCCTCTTCCAGAGAATTAAGATGATCTTCTGCTGAACACATTATTACCAAGCAAGTTCAAGTTCTGAGACAGGCCAGTACTCTGTTGTACCGTCTGGGAGTTTGCGACGAATGAGATAGGGGAGTTTTCTCTCCAAAATTTCACGCTCTGCTACCTTTTGAAGAAACCGCGGGTCAGAGGTAGAGAAGTCGGACAGAGGCACGAGAGGGGGAGCACCCAAGGCGAGATGCTGCATACGACAGGCCAGAAATGTTGTGTATTCGTACTTCGTGAAGTAAGGGAGTGTTACACGCGCAACAGAGTTGGCTTCTACAACAGCTTCACGAAGGACAAAGGTATCCATTGTATGGTATATACTACTTCTATCTTGGATTTTATCCGTTTCTAGGTATTGATTCTCTCCTGTGTCCTCATCATCTCAGTCTTATGAGTCTTCCGCCTACGCTTTCCACCACGCATAGGATTCCTCTTGGTGAAAAAAGAATACAGAGACAGAGCTGTTCCAGCAACAATAGCATCGGCTATCATACTACCGCCCTTCTGTTTTTTGTGATGTCTTCTGTGTTTATGCTTACGGGTTCCGCCTGTCATTCCACTACATACTCCGCATGCCATTTGTATATACAAGCTCTTTATATTTTTGCATCACATAGGGATGATTCTCTATATCCCCCGGTAAAAGCTCTTCTTGAATGCGAACAGGTGTGATTGGGTGATTTACAATAGCATCTACAATCGATGTCGCTGTTGTGGGAACATCTGCCTCATCCAGAATAGTATATCCAAGCCTATCCCACTGTTCGACAAACGAATACACCATAGGCTCAATGATCTCTTTCAAGGTAGATTCAAACTCTTCGTTTGTTCTCTGGATCAGAAGGTCACAATACGGACAGGTCTCTGGATGAGACGATGACTCATGTTCTTCGGTGTGAATCTCTGTAAACGTATCAATGACCGTAGACAGAATAGATCCACTCATTTATATTTGTTTGCACGGTTAGCGTAAATCGCCCTACATACAGCCAAAAAGAGTCGCCGCCTATCGATATTGTCCGTAGCGAAACATTGCTCAATTTGTAGATAGAGTAGTCTCAATTCATCTTGAACACTATGTCCGTCTGGGAGAGTAGAACTCATCCACTGCTCAAATGTCTCCATCATTGTCAGGTTTAGACACAATACGTGTAAACGTGAAGTCCTCGGAGACCAGATCTAGCTTTCGCGCATTGACAATATACTCGTGACACGCCTCTGCTGTGAACGGAATACCCTTTGCTGCAAACTCATCCAGATAGTACTTCAAGTCCTTGACCGATAGAGACCAAGGCTTCGAATGCATATCGGGTCTCTGGATCTTGATGACCGAACCGTCCGTGGAGATATCGAGCTTGTGAATCGTAGCGAATGGAGCTGTTTTCAGAACAACTGCCATATTCAGCTCAACGGTCTTGCGCTTATCTCTGAGCTCTGAGACCTGTGCATTCAGCTTTTTAAGAGCGTCATCGAGTGCGCGATACTCCCTAACGTATGGAATGAGTGCTGCCATGTGTGATACTGGTATCTAGGTGGAGGACACTCATTCGTTTTTGTCTGTATTCAATAACATGGACGCAGCAGAACTTGAACGGTTAAGGGATGCCTACAATGCAGAGCATCCCTCCGAACCGCCAATAAAGGGTAATATATGGAAAGAACTCACACGTCGTCTAAAAAAGAAATGTGATACAGGAGCACCTTCCTGTATTGTTCATGAGATTGCGGATAGACCTACGGCACCCACAAAATGGAAGGGAAATCTAGATACCACTTGGCTATCGTCGTCTGATATTGAGTCTGCCTTGAATGAATATGCCAAATTGCTCCCAGACTTTCATTATGTTGGGACTGTTCCGATAGATTTCGATAAACATGCTAAGACCGGAGAATGTCTGATATCTGCCCTGTGCAGTCTGAATCTGAATGATTTATACAAGAAAGGTATCCGTAGGGTAGGTATTGTGTTCAATACCGATATGTCTACGGGACCGGGTCAGCACTGGATAGCAGCATTCTGCGATATGCGTCCAGATGTGGTAGAACATACAACGTATTTTGATTCCTATGCAAGGTATCCCGAAGCAGAGATTGTACGATTGATGCAGAGATGGGCAGACCAACGACCTGGAATGATTTTACGCTATAATAAGCTACGCCATCAGAGAAAGAATGCTCAGTGTGGTATGTACTGCATCTATTTCATCTATTGCTCGCTGTTTGACATTCCAATGAAACGCGTAATACCAGATGATGTCATCGCGATGATGCGCCCGATGTTTTTCAAGGGTCTCTAATAATGGATACACGCACGATTGCTGGGTACGTTCTGTTGGTTATATCAGTGTTTGCTGGTGTAGCCCTTGTTGTGTGGGGCTTTTTAGAGCTCACAAAGATAGGACCGGTACCATCCGATGCGTCTCTCACAGATAAGCTGAATGTATACAAAGATGTTGTAAAGCCTGCTCCTCTTGTATGCCCTACGGATAATCTGTTAACAGACTATATTGTTGCTGGCTCTGGAAACTCTATTCTGCCAGGCAATACAGCCTACACACATGTGACAGCCGATTCTATTACAAAAGTGATAGAAGGTGGTGCTCGTATCGTAGAATTAGCAGTCTATGATGTCAAAGGTGAACCAGTAGTAGGACTGGCAAACAATGCGAATCTGATGCTGACATACAACACTGTCCCGTTTGAAGCATGTTGTATAGCAGTCGCAAATGCGGCATTCAAGATTCCCTCTCCATTTATTCTGAGCTTGGCATTCAACACAGACAATACTGTTGTTCTGAACAAATGCGCAGAAACACTCAAAGTAACACTCCGCAAGTTTATGCTCGATTCCTCGTATAGCTATCAGCGCAAGAATTTGGCCATTGAGCCCGTATGTAATCTGCTGAATAAGCTCATTATTGTGAGTGGAGACCATCACAAGGGCAATGGTATGGATGAACTAGTGAATCTGTCCTGGTCTACAACGATGTGTAGGCGTCTGACATACACCCAAGCATCACAGACATACGATCATGATGAACTCATCACATACAACAGAAGGCATATAACACTGGTCGTCCCGGATGTGGATACAGCCTCTCTTGTGAATAAGAGTCCTGAGCTACCTCTTGCGTTTGGATGTCAGTGGGTTCTGATGAACTATGGAAGCCTGGATGCCGCAATGAAGATGTATACCGGACGCTTTTTGGAGTCCTCGTTTAATGTCAAGCCCGATGCTCTCAGATATATCCCAGTCACATATACAGCGCCCCCTCCTCAGGATCCAGCCGTATCCTTCCAGCCTAAGAGGATTGTCTCACCAATGTTCGACTATACCATCGGGAGTGTTGTATAAATACTCTCCCACAAGGATAAATGAGTGATATGGAAGGAGGAAAACGCAGCGCATGGCTAAAACATGTTATGAAGGTGAAGAAGGCCAACCCTTCCTTCTCTCTGGGGGATGCCATGAAAGCCGCAAAGAAGACATACCAGAAGGGTGGCTCCCTTGGTATGCCAGTAATCGGCAACGGCGGTGAGGCTATGGTCAAGCAGGAGGGTGGCACTATTTATGGGTTTGTGGGTGGTCCCTATGTCCCTGTGGCTGGTAGCGATGCCCTAACCGACGGTGCTCGCAGGCTTATCGAATATCCTCGTATGGCATATGTTCCAGGGAAGGATGGTCCTAACTCTGAGCTTCTGGGCGGCGGCCAGGAGCCCGGCATCTATACACCCGGTGTGAGCGGAGCACCCAAGTCTGACCTGCTGGGTGGTCGTCGTCGCCGGAAGAGCCGCAAGGGCCGCAAGAGCAGCCGCAAGTCTCGTCGTCACACCAGGCGCAGATAAAACGTCTCTACATCTGATGGCACTGTCAGGTACTTGCAGACCGGTCTAATCGACGTATTCGGTGTTGAACCATTTTGAAGAGTCATATGCAAAAACCCCCACTCATTGCTGAATGATGGAACATAACATGTTCTGAACTGAACATCTGGCCCAAACCCTGTAAAGATCTGCGTAAGCATATCACTACACTGTTTGATTGTCTCCCATCCAGGATACCGAGTATCTATAATAGCAGGTCCCACATGCATACCCAACCCTCCACCCGGTGCCAAACAATGCCTAGATGCTCGAATAAGATTCAGATACAGACACTCCATTTCAGCACCATCAGGATCAGGCAAATCGATAAAGATAGCATCATAGAGATATCGCGTATTTACCAAGTATTCCATAGCATCTGAACATATATACTTCACACCGCTACGAGTGAATGCATGCTTATTCAGATCAACCAAAAAACCCTTCCCAAAGGTGTCTACAAACTCTTCATCATAATCTACGACGGTAACACTCCCAACATTGTGCCATTTCAAAATCTCTCTGACAGCGCACCCATCACCTCCACCCAGCACCAATACACGTGCAGAGTCTACACCCACATGCGCCATCACAGGATGTACAAGCATCTCGTGATAGCGATATTCGTCCTGCGAAGACAGTTGAACTTCCCCATCCATAAGCAAAACACGTCCATTGTACCGCGTCTCTACAAAGGAAATATGCGATTTGGATGTTTTCACGTCGGCAATGACATGGTTCACTTCAAACTTTACCTGTTTTCCGTATTGAGAGTCTTCCATTCTATACTAGTTGTTTCCTCTATCTAAATCTACCAAGCCATCAGAATGTCATTCATAGAGCACTCTCCACCACCATCATCTTCGGCTTCTGCTCCTGCAATACGCTGAACAGCCAGGTCATGGGTCGTATCGATCTCCTCGTCATGTCCATCAGGTAGACGTGTCTCATCCAGCAGGATATCGATGAATCCAGTGCCCGCAGGAGGCTTCTGACCGAACATGATATTCGCAGACACACCCTTCATATCGTCATACTCTGCTGCAACCGCAGCATTGAACAGATTCTTTGCAGTCTCCTCAAAGGAGGACTTGGCTAGCACACCATTCTGATGCTTGTGCATACCGAACCTATCTGCGGACACCAGTCTGCCCTGGTATGTGATAGCATCCAGTAGCACAGACATGTGATGATAGTTCACATATGCCTCTGCAAACACCTCATTGAACTCGTCCAGAATCACCTGTCGAGCAGTCTCGATGCCGAACACATCGAACACCTCCCAGAGATCATTCGAGTAGATACGAGTCTTGTCTACATTCTGGAAACCCA